AAAATCAAGCCTCTTAAACATTGTAGGTTATCCCAGATGAAGTTCTTCTACTGGGATCCGAAAGATGATCCAAGAGAGCCTGAATATTGGGAAGACTCACCTTCGGGTGGGTCTTTTTTATGACACTAAGTTATTATTTTCTGTTGTTATTAGAGTTTTACTTATATATTGTGAATTTCTATTATAATTCATAATTCTATTAAAGTCATTTAAGAATTGTTGTAGGTATGATCTATCTAAAACATTTATATGTCTTTTATTATCATTCTTTCTAGATTCATATTGCCAATTACTAATTGCTACACCTATGGTGTTTATTAAATCACCAGGATTTCCACCTAATGTATCTTGATCTAATACTATTGAAGTTCCTGAAGGTCTAAGTGCTTTCCATTTTGTTCCAGTTGGATATTGCTTACCTGGACCATCTATTTTAAAATCTGCGGTAACAGTTAATCCTCTTTCTAAGATTATTCTATTTCTACTATCTCTGACTTCTACTGTTTCGTAGTGATGAAGATCATTTAATTTGTCTCCATACTTATCTGAAACATATTGATATAAATCATATTCTGATAATGGCCATTCATCTCTAATATTTGTTATATTTGCTGATAATAATACGACAAAATCTAAACCAGATTTTCCATAAAGTTGTTGTGCTACTGTATCTGGTCTTTCACCTTCATATATTGTATATTTGTTAAATATGCTTATATTATTCTTTACTTCCGCTAATATTTTAACTTTTCTGAATATATTTTTAGCAAGAATATATTCATTAGAAGATGTTTTATCTGGAAGAAACGATGGTAATGCTACGTTTGGTATGTAATTAAAATATGCCATTAGAATCCTACTCCTGGTCCTGCTTTATCATCATTATCATAATCTTCCGCATATATTGGGTTGATTTCTTTAAATACCATCCTCATTTGGATATTAGTTGGTGTTGAATCACCATAAGTTGAATATGTTCCTGATCCAGTGTAGTTAACATTTAAAGATGTTAATGCACAAGGTTTAAAACAATTTAAAAATGGATGATCTTCTCCATTTTTTAAATATCTTAATAAAAATAATGAGGGTGCTGCTAAGAGATATTTACCTTTAGCTGCTCCTCCACTAGGATCTTCATATTGAGCATTCTTACGTGCTGACATTGATTGTTTAAAATTTCTAATTATATTTTTAACAACCTTTGCTTCATCTGTAGTTCTAGGCGAAAATGTTACATCAAATAGGAATTTTCTTAAGTTAACTCCTCTAAATAAAAGTTCTAAATTTGAGTTTAATATCTGCCCAGTTGATCTTGATAGAACGGAATTAACATCTAAATTTGATCCTAAAGCATTAACTGCCATTCCTGAAGCAGCTGCAACAACAGCATCTTGAACATTCTTTTCCTGTAATCCTAAATCTAAGGAACCAGTCATGTTCCTTATCATATTGATTCCTTTACGTATTTTATCTTGATTTATTCCTCCACCCATACTAATAAGACCTCTACCAACAGCTAATCCTGCTAGTTCAAATATATTAATAGTTTCGTCACCCCAAGTTACAGATTGTGTGTCAACAATTTGTTGGGGAATTGGTAATTCTACATAATAATTTATTTTTAATTTTTTACCTTGCTTCTCAATTAAATCTGTTCTACTTTCATTCTTTGGTTTTATTGTTATATCGTTTGGATCATATAATGACATACCACTTTTCTGTACGGCATTCACATATTCTTCTTTACTATTATAGACTTTACCATCCTGAGTAGTCATAGGCCATTCAGCTTTAGCTATATCGCCAGGACTAGGTCCATTAAGCCAGACTTTACCATCTGGGTTAGATTTGCTTTCTATTCTTATACCTAAACCACCATAACTATCTTCTTCAGACATATAATCTATACACTTTATCATTAAACTATCTTCATATTCTCGTATATCCCTAGCGGATGGATATACAAAAACATTATTCTTTTTATGCTTTGGTGATTTTTTTGGAATGGTATTTTTATCTTCTGTATATTTCCATTCCGATCCTGGACCATCTACTGGTTGGTCTGTAGTCCATTCTCTAATTCCTGATACCATTTTTGGTTTGATATACCACCGTAACTCTATTTAGTAAGTATTTTTTGATATGGTATTGTTCTTGCTGCTCTAAGTTCTATTGGTTTGATATTATACAATCCACCCATTATTTCAGGCCATGTATATTGTTTAATATCACCCCAATGATAGTTTAATCCACGAAAACCCCAGTCAAATACATCAAATACTGCTACTAATGGATGCTGATCATATTGAATATATGGTGTTTTTGCAAAATAAATGAAGGTATAATATTTACCTGCTTGGACTCCTCTAGGATCTTCTTCCTCTAAAACATCTCTAATACTGACCATAAGATCATCTGGATCTTCATTACCAATTAAATCTTTTAATACTGGTGCTAATCTAATTCCTTCTTTGGCATCAATTTTTGCTTTTACTTCTTCATAGGAAGAACCACCAGATCTTCTTTTAGCTCTTCTTGCCATTATTTAATTCCCAGCTCTTTTTCGGTAATCACTTTGAACTCTAATTGTCTATCAGCACACCATTCTCTTGCTTCTTTCCATTTTGTTTGGTTTGTAGCATATGTATATGCTTCTTTTATATAACCCTTTGTTTGACGTTTTGGTTTTTTAGGTGGACTACATTGTTTAAATGGTTTTACTTCTATGATATATTTCTTGATTTCTCCTCCATTTTCTTTTACTTTCATGTAGAAATCTGGATAATATCTGTGTATTCTTCCATCAACAGGAGAACGGTATGGTAAGACAATTTCTTCACTTGCCCACTCTAAAACATTGGTATTCTTATCACAGTAAACCATGAATTTCTTTTCCCATGATGATCTAAAAATAATTCTAGTTGGATCACCTTTATACTTCTTAGGAAAGACTGGTCTATATTTACCTTTATAAGCCATCTAAATAGATAATAATATAAGAAGTCTTACAAGTTATTTAGAGTGCCGAATCCTTTAGCTAAAAAAATGAATATGTTTGATGCTAAGGCGGCTATTGGCCCTTTAGCACAAACTAACTACTATGCGGTAAGTTTATCCACATTAAAACCGTCTATTGCCAATTATCTTACCCAATTGGGTATTAGTAATTCAAGAGATTTTCTATCCAGAAGAGCTGGATTACTTTGTAATGATGCATCTTTACCTGCCTCTGCATTTACTACGGGGGAAGTGAAGGGTGATTTTATGGGTGTTCCACAAGAATTTGCTCATACGAGAATATATACTGATATTGATCTTACGTTCTATGTTGACGAAAATTATACTATATTAAGGTGTTTTGAGGGGTGGATGGATTATATATCCAGTGGTGCTGATATTGAACAGTATCATAAGGGATATTATAGAAGATTGAATTATCCAGATGATTATAAAGTTGATACAATGTATATTAGTAAGTTTGAAAAGAACTTTAATAGAAGATTAGATTATCAATTTATGAATGCTTTTCCAAAGTCTATTACTTCATTACCAGTATCATATGGTAATGCAGATCTTTTGAAGGTATCTATTAGTTTTAACTATGATCGATATATAATGGATATTGGTCGTATAAATAATTGAACTGAATTGTAACCGCATATTATGCCTTTACCAAAAATTAATACTCCAACCTATGAGTTGGTGCTTCCTTCTACTGGGAAAAAGATTAAGTATAGACCTTTTCTAGTAAGAGAAGAGAAAATTCTTATTATGGCATTAGAATCTGAGGATATAAAGCAGATTACTAATGCAGTCGTAGAAATTTTAGATGCCTGTATATTAACAAGAGGAGTCAAATTACATAATCTGGCTACCTTTGATATGGAATATATTTTCCTTAATGTTAGAGGAAAGTCTGTTGGTGAAACTATAGAAGTTAATATTGTTTGTCCTGATGATGGTAAAACTTCAGTAACAACAGAGGTTGATGTTGATTCTATTAAAATTAAGAAGGATAAGAAACATAAGAATATAGTTAAACTTGATGATCAACTTTCAATGAAGTTGAGATACCCATCAATAGAGCAATTTATTGAGAGTAATTTTGATACAGGTGCTACTGATGTTAAAACTACAATGGATATGGTTAGTAGTTGTATAGATATGATTTATAATGATGAAGAAACTTGGGAAAGTAAGGATTCTACAAAGAAAGAACTTTCGGAGTTTGTTGATCAATTGAATACCAAACAATTCAAGAGTATTGAAACATTCTTTGAGACAATGCCTAAATTATCTCATACACTCAAAGTTACTAATCCAAAAACTAAAGTTGAATCGGAGGTGGTGCTGGAGGGTTTAGCGGCTTTTTTCAGCTAGGTATGGCTCATACAAATCTTGAGTCATACTACAAGATTAACTTTGCTTTGGTACAACATCATAAATACTCATTAACAGAGGTCGA